TTGGATTCTTGGTAAGATGAAGGTATGTTGAAATAATAAGATTCATTATAAACAATAAGATCTTGGTGAAATGAAGAAACTGGTTCTTATGGTGCTGGAGGAGAACAGGATATTGCGTGAGATGCTTGCCAAGGAGTGGGAGCGGGGAGGATGTCATGCTCCCATGGCTTTGAGTAAAGGAGGAAAGTGATAAAATCAGTTATAAAAGTTGGCGTTTACATTGTGATTGCCAACTTTTTTTATAGCTTTGCATAAAAAGTATGCAGAATGGGAAATTTCATCAAGCAACAGGAAGAAAAGAAGGAAGTGAAGGAAAAGGATAAAACCAGACGTGAAAGACTGGCCGGATATTTCTTCGATTTGTCCAAGTTGGTATTTGCCGCTTTGGTTTTAGGTGGTATAACTCCCTTATTTACCAATGAACCAAACAAGATGAATTGGGTTACAATCATATTGGGTATTTTCTCTACCTATATATTGGCAAATTTTGCAAATAGAATTTTAAAATAAGAAATAATATGGATGCATTGACAACGATTTTTTTAATAACTAGCGTCATAGGTTCCGCATTGGTTATTTGGTCACACACCAAGTCTGGAAAGAAATGGCTCGCAAATCTATAATAAGACAGGAGGTTTATATGGATATGCTTGCTATGACCTATATAACAGGAACTGTTATTGGAGCAGTCTTTCTTATATGGCTATACACAAAATCCGGAAAAAAATGGTTAGAGAGCCTATGATTATGGATGCGGTAACAGATTTTATCATTGAAAGATTAAAGAAGCTTGATGATATGTTCAAGGGTATTTTCATCAAATATGCTTTTGACAGCATGACTGATTTTCATATAATTGAGATATCCCCGGAAAATATTAGAAGAAGAGATGATGAATACATAAGATGGGAGTCCGATATGTGGAATGATTTCTTTGCCATGTTCCCGGATGAGGATTTGCTTATCTCGGAGCCTTGCGAGTCTAATGATATGTATAATGTGTTGTTTACCAATAAATTTTGCTAGAATGCCGGAACGGCAGGAGAAATAAATAAACATTAAAGGGTTATCATTATTGGTAACCCTTTAATGTTATCGTTTTATTGTCTATACACCTTTTCAACTTCTTTTCTCACTTTTTTAGTGATAGTCTGTTTCTTGTATTTTTTTTCCATATCTGGGTATTCCGGATGTTCTTCCAACCATTCTTTTTTATCTTTGGCTTCGTCATGTTTTCTTTTGAGTTTTAGGAACTCTTTTTCATTTTTCAAAGTTTCCTTCTCTTTTTCATTGAGGTTGTTGATGATGTATTTCTTTTTTATTTCAGAGTCTTTCCTTTTAGATGTTCCGTCTGAATAGGGCAGTTTCTTTCTGTAGTCATTAAACAGTTTTCCAGCCTCATACATCTTGTTCAGATATTCATAAGGTCCCATATCCTTGTATAGTTTCTCGGCCATTTCCTTTCGTTGGGATTTGGGAAGGTTGATTAGGAACATAAAATCTACAAGGTCGGGGCGTCCTTCCCTTATGGCGGATTCGGCTCCCAGATAAATGTTTTCCAGTGTCTCTACATTTAATCCGGCAAATTTCCCTAATTTGGCGGCCAGCTCCCTTTGTACATTCAGGTTGAATCCGTCTTTTACCGCCTCGCTTATCAGATTTGACATCTCTGTAATGAATGAGAGAGGATCATATTTGTTCCCTTGTGATATGGCGTTGACAAACTGTCCAATGGAAGTTCCTCCCAAGGAACTTAAAGCAGCAGATAAAAATATGCTTTTCAATTGTTCATCAGTGAACCATAAATCCTCATCCCCGTCCCCGTATCCGAACATGGCGTAGATATTGGATATGAGTGGTGCTGTGATTCCTGCAATACCGTATCCTCCTGCCGCCCACAAGCCTCCCATTACAAATAGTCCGAAGGTGGCTTTCCTCAGCCCGGTAAGATAGCTGCCCATCATTGTTCTTTGGGCTTCGTCTTTATTCATTCCGGATTCAATGTTCAGATTGTATATCCTTTTTGCTCGTGCCATTTCAAGAAGCCCCTCAATACCCATCCGCTGGTATCCTATGTTGCTGCTTTGGTAAGTGGTCAGCGCCTTGTAGAACACATTGCCGCTTGCCTGCATAGGGGACATCATTTCCGGGCTGGAACTCTGCTGGCTTTCATTGAATGCTATTTCAGCGTTGTATTTGGCTAAATTGGCGGCTTCCTCATTGCCCAGACCTCTTTTTTGCGCACGCTCATATTCAAAATTGTAAACGGCTCTCGCTCCGGCCGCACATGTCAGCGCATCAATAAGCTTGTTGGGATACATGCCTGCATTGGTAAGTTTCTCCAGCTTGTTTTTGAATGCATTTTCATCCTTTAATGCTTCGATTCCCATATTTCCCGTATCAACCCGTTCTTCAAAAGAAGGAAGATGCTCCTTCGCCCATTTCATGTTTCCTGCCGGGGTGAATATGTATTTGAACAAATCAGCCTGATATCCCGGCTTTCCGCTGTATGCGGAGAATGCCGGATAGGAGAGCACCTGCTTCATTGCGGTGTTGAGTCTGAATGCTATATTGGAACCTGCCCAATACCTTAATATCTTGTTTAGTCCGTTATTGAGCGAATCTTGTTTCTGCTTGTCATTGAAACTTCGTACGGCAACCTCCGCCGCTCTCATGAAGATATCAAACATTCCTTTATGGTTTGCCTCCATATAGTTCTTGAAAGCCTTGCTTCCCCGCAGGAAATTAAGATCCTGGCGCAGCTCAGCCGTTGCCGCCCAAGTTTCCATATCCCTTCCGTATTTTAGCATCAGATCAAAAGCGTTTCTGCTAGTGTCCACCTTCAGAGTATTTATCGTACGGTTGATTATGTTTCCGGTTATTGTGCTTGGCATACCGATGATTGTTTCTCCTAGCTCTCCCTTTTCACGGATTTCGGATTTGGCTATGACCATAGGGAAATAATTCTCCCGTGAAGCCATGCTGGTTCCCGTCATTCTTACATGGACCGGATTGTACCTTTCTTCTCGTAGCCTTGGAAAGAAGTCGTCCGTGATCCATTCTCCGAGTTTCATGTATTTATCGCCTATAAAGAACTCTATCTCGGTCATGCTGTCTTCCGTCCATCCGTCCGCCTCTAGCTTCATCTTTCCGTCCGGCTGTCTCCATGTGAGCCATACATAGAACGCTTGCCCTTTGTTTAGGTTTGCCTCATACAGGTCGCCCTCCTTATGGTAATTGCTGTCGTACATATATTGTTTGTGAATCCTTTTTTCTGATTTTTGAGAATCCCTGAATACATTTTCCATTGATTTTCCGAACAGCTCCTTTATTTTTTCTTCCAGTTCTTTGTTGTAAGCCTTTACCCCCAAATATATCCTATCATTGGCTTCCACCACTCCATGACTGCTTTTCATGAAATAATCGTATAAGGGACCTTTTCCTATGGCGTGGTTCCTGTCTATGGCTTTCAGCAGATAATCGAAACTATACATGGGATAGGCGATAAAGTCACCGATGCTTTGCAATATGGACACAGTTTTTTCCATATTTGTTTCTTTCTCGTTTATGCCTTTTATTCTTTTATCTTTTACGGCATTTATTCCCATGCTGACAATTCTTCCCCGGTGCGCGGCTTTTTCCTTGTTCAGCATGGCAAGGCGGCTTTTCCCGGTATCAACAAGTGCTTTCAGTTCATTGTACACATTATCGGTCATCCTTATTAACTCTTCCTGCGCTACGGGTATTTGTGCAGCTATTTTCTCAGCCTCCTGCAGATAAAACTTTCGTGCTTCACCTTTGTTGTTGTAGGCGACTCTTCTGGTGGTCACAAGATCGCCCTCCAGTTTGTCCAGATCTCGTTTCATTTTTCTGGATTCGGCCAATAGTTCGCGTATGGAAAGAGAATCATACTCATCGGCCATAGTCTGTGTGAACACACCTGTTCCTTCCGCCGCTTCATCCATGGCATTCTCTAGCTCTTCCCGGCGCTTCCGTATCTCTTCAACGGATTCAAGTTCTTTAGTTTTCAGCAGTTCGGCTCTTTCTTTTAATAGATTATCCCTTCGGCTTTTCATTTCATTCTGCTGACCGGTAAGTATGGTGATGCTTTCAGGGGATGTCTCAGATTTTATGAGTTTTCCCAGTTTTACAATTTCGCTTCTTACGGCACGGAGTTCACTGTCAGCGCTTGTTAGCAACAGGTCTTTGTAAGCGGATCGTATACTGTCAAACACACGTCTAGTAGCCTCATCAACAACTATCCCTTTTGATACGCCTCTTGTATCCTGCCCGGAAAGCTTCGTTTTTATCATTTTTTGCATCCTTTTCACCGAACTGTCATATTGGGCATAGTTTATCAACTTTTCAACAAGATTTAGTGGTTCCTTGAGTTTATTTGTTGATGCGGCCTTGTTTACTTGGGCAATCAGTGACTTTATCATATGTGGCCCCATTTCTTCTCCCGCCTCCTTGGTCAGTCTTTGATCTATAAAGGAAAGCATGGCTCTTGACGCAGTCTCGTATTCCTCTTTATTTCCTTTTCGTGCCTGATCCAATTGCTTTTTCAATTCCCGTATCTCTTCTTTCAGATTTTTAATAATCTCCTTCTTTTCTTCCTTTCCTGTAATACGGAACAAGGTCTCTCCCTGAGGAACAGACGGGATGGTACGTGAACTGCCTGAGAACTCACCAATTCCCAGTTTTGAACGCATGACGGTTTCCTTTGCCACATCAACAGGATAGTTTGACTGTTTCAGTCTGTTGTGGCTTTCATAAAGGATGTATCTCAGCTCATTGTCCGTCAGTTCAAATCCCAGATTCACTTTCGCTTTACGGAGCATGTCTATAAAGAAGGTTTTGATTCGTGTCCATAAGGACTGCTCCGCAAAGGTAGCCGGTCCGCGTTCGGACAGGTCTGCCATATATTCCTCTGTTGCTGTACGGATGGATATGTTCTCATTTTCCGCCATCCGGTTGATGGTCTGTCTGATTGATGGTGCGGCATTGTTGTATACATTGTCAAGGAAGGTATCGAAGTCCTTTCCGAACAGCTCACGCAATCCCTTATGTGCCACCACCTCATGGAATATAGTCGCCTGTGCGTCCTCCACGGATGTTGTATTTGGCATATATAGATATACCTTGTTCTCCTTTGGTGAGTACCATCCTTTGATGTTGGCTCCCGATTCGATACGTCTGCGCGCCTCGCCTTGTGGAAGCTGGTCTTCGGAAGTGATTTTTTCTATAGGTGTATGAAGAGATTCAGAAAGTTCATTCACTGCTGTATTCATGGGAGCAGACACAGAAGCATAAGCCTCCAAAGCGTCGTTTATAAATATCTGGTCTTCTCGTGCTACATCTTCCGTTTCCGAAGCAAGAGTATTGCGGCGTTCCTCAGGTGTCATATTCATACGGGATTGTACATTACGTGCTTCAACTTCACCTGAAAGTTCATTGTATCTGTCGTTTTCTCCACCAAGTCCAAATTTTTCAATAAGAGATTGATACTCATTATAAGCATCCTCATATCCCTCTTTATCATAACCCCGTACCCAAAGATTGAATCCCTTATCAAAAGCATTACGGCTGGGGATAAAGCCATCCCCAAACTCGAATCCATCTGAGTGATATTCATTTACCAAAGCATTATAAACATCCATCTGTGAAGCGTCTTCTCCAAGTTCCTCACGCTTGTCAGCAAACTCTTCAATCATAGACCAGGCATCGCGCTTTTCTTTTAATGCGTCAAGGTGTTTTCTATAAGTCATACTGTTTCCACCACGGGCGAATCCTTCAATTGATTGTACGGTATGCTGTACCTCATGCGCTAAGATACTACGGAAATCCGCTCTGTCTAGGACAGACTCATTCACACGTATCAAGTTTTGGCTTTCATAATAAGTTGCTCCTGTATTGCTTGTAGGGGCGTTGTATATCTCCACGCGTATCTGCTTCAACTCCGGATACGCCTTAAACAAATTCTCATCCTTCACATAATCGTCAAGATAACGCACGTCGTTCGCTTCGTATGTGGCGCGAAGTTCTTCTGCCTTTTCTGATAATTCATCAAAACGGGCTGCCTCTTCTTCCGTCAGCTCTACTCCATCAAACAGTTTGTCGCTTAGCGCATCATACTCTTTGCCCCATGACAGGTTGGACCAAAGTCTGTTTCTTCGCGCAAGTCCTTTCGGATCAATCTCAAAATCCTCCACTTCATATCTCCATTTTCCGTCAGCCCCACGTTCCCAACCTGTAGCCAGCTTGATTTTCCTAGCATTTTCTTTTTCATTTGTTTGGAGAAGAGAAACTAATTTCTTATCTTTGATATTGGAAATAGGAGCAGTTTGTATTTCCCCTCTATTCGTCGGACGATTCCGGTCTTCTGTTCCAGCATCGGGCGTTGAAGACAATTCAGTCGAGGAGGAAGGATTTATTAGGGCAAGTTCATTTATGAGTTTGCCCTTTTCTATGTGTGTGAGTTTGTGGTCATAATAACGGTTCCCGTCTTTTTCTTCTGCTTCTACCATACGGACTGTATAATCTTCACTGCCAATTTTCAACCCACATATATAATAATGATAAGCCACTACATTGGGATTTTTCTGTACGTCTTGGTTTTCAGAACTATCTATATATATAGCGTTTTCTATAATTGAAGGAATGGCTGCCACACTCTTGATTTGTACAGTGTCGTTAAGCGTGTCGTGCTGCAATATTTCTTTTAGACCACCGTTCTTGCGGCCTCTTTGTAATTGAATGGTTCTTCCTGTGTCTTTGTTTGTATATTCTCCTTGTAAATTTTTCCCGTATTCCAATGCGTTTTTCTTATACTGTTTTAAATCATCGCTTGGAGTCACTTCTTTGCCCGTAATCTCTATCGGCTCACTCTTCCGCAGCTTCTCAATGCGCCCTTTCTTCGTATTGAAAGCGGATTCCATCTCTCGTGCTACATTCAGGTTATCAAGGCGGGTAGTTGCTTCCTCTGCCTTATCCAGTTTGGACGCGCCTTCCTCTCCAATAAAACGATATCTTACATCCGCTTTTCTTGCATTGAATCGCTTGGAAGGAGGAATAATATTACCTTTGTCGTCACGGGTTATCAGGTCATTCAGTTTTCGGTTGTTTTTTGTATTCTTGTAGCGGTAATCGCTCCTGTCATCATATCCCCATTCGTTGATATCATTTCCGTCCCAATATAGATTTTCGGCTGGTACTTCTTCCTTCATAATTCTGTAATTGCCGTTTAAGGCATGTTCTCCATGAACTTTTACATAGGATTCAGACAGGGAAACCCAGTCACCGTTTCTTACCTTTCCTTCTTTCAATGATTTTGGAACGGCACGATAGATGGTAACGGTCGGTTTTTCTCCTTTGTCAATGGCAGACAATGCTTCATTGATTGCGGCGGCACTTTCATTTTTGTATTGATCCCTGTTCATGCGAAGCTGCTCATTTAAGGATTCGCGTATCTGATCTTTGTTTGCGGCAATGTCAACCATGTTTTTATCAATTCCTTCCTCATCATAAGAGGGGGCGCGGTGTGCCATTCTGAATTCATCGGCGGAAACATAACCGTTTCTTCGTGCGGATTCGTGTATGATGTCACGCATACGGGCTTCATTATTTTCTTCCATAGCCTTGAAATAGGCCTCATCCATCTCTTCATCCGTCATCAGTTCAAATTCCTTTAGACGCTTCTTTTCCGATTCGGCTTCTTCCTCCGCACGTTTACGGGCGGCTTCCATCATGTTACGGGCTTTCATTTCCTCTTGCACGTATTCATCTCTCAAGGCATCCACATCACCGAACTTTTCATACAGCTCTTTTTTGATCGGAGAAAAAACTTTTACGAATTGCCCTAATGACAGGTTGGAGTTCTGGAGACGCACATTTCTGCTGATTGATTTGAAAGCATAACTTGCGCCACCCAGATTTTTCATTTTCATGGATTGTGCGTACTTTTTTACATCGGCTTCATCAAGGTTGTGCTTGTTGGCGAAAGAACTTATTTCCTCATTTCCAACCTCGCGAAACCGGATGTCACTGCCTTCGGAAGTAAGTATCTCATTGCTTTCGTCATTCATTGCGCGTAAGCCGGAATATTCGGCTTCAAGTTCCTGCTGTTCCTGGTTCAGTTCCTGTTGCTCGGAGAAAACAGCGTCTCTCTCAACGGAGTCATTTCCGGCTTCTACCAGAATATCCTCCAGTTCTATCTTCCTGTCCTCTATTTCGGCCAGTCTTGTTTCTATGTCCTTCATTCTGTCCGCATTGGCGGATTCTATGGAAGGTGCAAGTTGCACAGGATTCACGCTCTTGTATTCAGAGAACGGCTTTGTCTTTTTTACAGAAGAATCAATCCATTTATAGAACTCATCCTTCGTTACTTCTGTAATGGTACTTATTCGGTTCTCCCAACCGGGAGAATAGTTTGCAAGATAAGAGGAACGTGCTTCATCCATAGACGGAAAACCGTACATTACCTTACTTTCGTCAAATTCACCCTTTTCATTGAGCTGGTCTACTACAAACACATTTCCTTCGGACGGATTGTCTGACAGGAAGATGTCTATATGGTCACCGTCCACGGCTTTCGTGCCACGGATATAGCCGTAGTCGTTGTTCATGGTAATGCTCCATTCCTGTCCGTTGGCATCCTTTCCGCTACGGACGGATCCTTTCGGATTTTCTATGGTAATATCATATCCATCAAGTTTAATGTGACCTTTCTTATAGTTCCCGGCTTCCTTCTGCGCTTCAGTAGGAGAGGTGTCGACCATTTCGCGTGCTTCCGCGATATGGTCTAGGAGTTTGTTTGTGGATGTGTTATCTTGTACATTGTCATTCTGAGGATGCAGTCCTTCATCAGTCTGTCCTTCCATTTGTCCGGATTTTCCTTGATATCCTTCAGTTCCGACGGCATGAACAGGTTTTTCTCCTTGCAGAACCGCATCGCCTCTTTCGCGTATGCCAAATATTCCTCCTTGCTCATCGCTTTTACGCGTTCCGATTCCTTCGTCAGTTGGATTCTCTCTTCTGTTGTCATATTCTTGTTGCTTTATTATTTTATCGGCAAATGTATTATAAAATTCAGACTTTTCTTCATTCGAATAGACATTTGATTCAGAAAAGGCCTCATCATTAACCCATGCTTCATATTCATCCGGAGACATGTGGTATTGTTCTTGGTAGAATTGTTCTTTTAGTTCATCCTCATATTCTTTTTCCGCATCTATGGCGCGTTGCGCTTCTTCGGTTCTGTTGTTTCTTATCATATTGCTGATATCACCAAAAGTTCGGCTTTGTTGTAGAACGGATAGGATCGCGTTTGTGCCGGCCATGCCGGTATTGTCATTTTCCAGTCCTTCTTTCGCCACTATTGCCGGATAACTTTCATGGGCGATGCTTATCAGTCTGTCTCCGGCTTCTTCTACGGTCATACCCCCCTTCTCTTTTTTTCTGAAGATGGAAAGAAATGGCGTCAGGTCTTTGTGACTTAAGCCAGTCATGTTTCTGACACTTCTTTCTCCTGTCATTTGCAGGAACAGGGATTTTCCCAGTACCAAGGATGCAAGCTCTTCCAAAGTTTCCGGCTCGGTACGTGACAGAATTTCCTGAACAAGAGGATTTTCCGGAAGCTCCGTATCCGTTATTGACTCAGATATTTTCGCAGCAGGCTTCTGAATACTATTTTTCCTGCCAGTGTCCGGAATTCCCTCTGGTCCCATGCGTTCTTCACCTGTTCCCTTAGCTTCGGGTCTCTTCTCAGTTCCTCTTTCTTTGCCTTGTTCGCTTGTTTCTGAAACTGGTACGGGCTCATTTGTGTCATTTCCATTCGTGCCAGTCTTACTGCTTTCTGATATTCCATTTGTTTGGTTATTATTAGTTTCTGTTATGGGTATGACAGAGTTGTAGAAATTCTTTATTTCTTCATTCTCCGCTTTTGCTTCTCTAATAGCGTCCCTTATCTCATTTCTTTTTCCCCGTGTGGCGGATGACAGGGATTCATTCAATTTAGCTATCTGTGCATCACTCGCCTCTATATCCTTTCTCAAGTCATCCAGAGCGGTTTCAAGTGATTCTGTCAGATTTGTGTATTGGAATGACTGCTGTGGCGTCAGAGATTCATAATCAATGCTTCCGTCCTTCTTTTTAGGAAAGGAGGATATAAGTTTGTCCAGTTCGGATTTTTCGTAAGTCGGACTCTCTGTGCTTTCCTGCAATGGTTGGTTTCCCATCTCTTTTCCTTCAGGAGCGGTTTCATTTGTTGAACTCTTGGATTTTTTCACCCAATCGGTGTACTCTTGGACGGGAACCGCACCTAACTGGTATGCTTCATTTTCCAATATATTCATTGATACCTCATCGCTTTTGACCTCATTGTACTCATCGGTTGGAACGACAAACATACCTCCGATTTCCTCATCAAAACCGATAATGGTCATACTTTCTCCTTCTGGAGTGATATAGGAGGCGCCGATTTCCGGAGCCGCTTCCGCATCATCTTTTCTTTGTGCGTCAAATAGCGACTGTTTGTATTTGAAATATTGCTCTTCTGTCACGAGTACGGAACCTGTTTCATTACCGTTGTTGTCTATGATCTTCCCGGACCATCCGCCGGGAACTTCCTCATCAAGTACTATCTCTTTGCCTCCTGTATATATCTTGTCACCTTTTTCGGGTTGTAATGCAAGTACTTCCGGACTGAATTTCCGAATTAACTCTTCCTGTCTTCTATTTTCATCCTCTTGTGCGTATTCAGTCCGTATTCCGGCTTTGTCCACATTGTCTTTCATGGCCCGGAGTTGTTCATCGCTGACAGAAACCGGCTCCCGACTTCCTTCCATGAGTACGGACCAATTGCCCATTGTATCCTGACCAACAACAGAAATGCCGGTCACTGTGCCATTATCATCCGCTATGCTGAATGTCTGTCCTGCGGATATGGGCTGTGCTTCCATGATTGCGGCATCGGCGTTGTATGCGCCAAGCATTTGTTCAAGAACTTGATCCCGTCCGACCATTGAGATCTCTGTGTCTGCATTGATTCTTACAGTCTTGGCATTATTCTCATCAAATGAGGCGAATATCGGACCTTCTGGACCGTTTTCCAATGGCACTACCATGAGTGTGCCTGTTTCTCCGGGTTGCCCAGTGGCATCTATACCATTTATGACAACTCCGTAACTGTGCTCCTTGTCTCCGAATCTTCCTAACGGAATAGTGACAACTTGTCCTTGGGGAGACATTTGCTGGACTTTGACAGCCGCCTGTTCATATTCGGAAGCATGAGCCTCATCCAATGCGTCCTCAACTGCGTCATGACGGTCTTTCTGCCGTAGGTAGTCCGTAGCCAAACGTCTGGTCTCTTCGTCCATGACATCCAGCATTTCCGCACGTTGGGCGTCATTGGCACCGGCAAGCGCATCTATGGCTTCATCATCCAGTACGGATGAAAGGCGTTCACGGGAAACTTCCTCACGGAGGACTGTCGTGCGCATGGCTACTGGATCATGAGTTGTATAGATATCCGTTCCCTCTTCTTGTGCTGCCGTGCGCTTTTCGGACTCCTCACGGGTCTGCTCTCCTGCAATGTCCTCCATGGCATTGTTCTTCGCAATGTCAAACGCATATTCTATCTCGGCCTTTTTCTCTTCCTTGCTGAGGCTACCGTCATTCATGGTTTCTTTGATGAAAATCCTTATGTCGTCATTGCCACGTTCTTTTGACATACGTTCCAGTTCGGACAGTTTCTCCTGTTGTTCTTTGGTCATGTTTCCGAAAGCCGCATTCATCTTCTGGCGGTGTCTTACCCTTTCAGCCCCCATGCTTCCAAGTCCTAATAAGCCGAAAGCGACGGAAGTGGGAGCCAGTCCAAGGAATGTGTCTATATTGTTGTCAAGGTCTGTGGCTTCTTCCAAGGTCATTTCACCTAACGGGACATTTGCAAGATTATTATACACCTCTTCCATATATTCTTCGGGTAGCCCGTGGAACTGCGCTTTTTTTGCGGCTTCTTTGAAAGTAGGGTTGTCCTTTATCTCCCTGTATAGCTTACCGGCCCTGCTGTTCGTTATATATTTCATGAATTCACTTGCGCCACCGGGAACGGTCTCTTCCACATTCTTCCATATTCCTTTGCCCAGTCCTTTGAATGCGTTGAAAATCATCTCGGATTGGTTCTCAAGAAAAGTGGAAGCGATTGATTTGCCGATGGCTTTACCCATATCCATTCCTCCTTCACGTCCTCCATAAGTCAAGTTTCCATCCTTGTCAACATCAAACAGAATATTCCCCATCATTCTGTCTTGTGCTCCTGCGGTGACACGCGCCAGTCCTGTTGTTCCTTCCATTCCTGCTGCGGCCAAAGCGTCTCCGGCAAGACGTGCCCCCATTTTTGACATTCCTTTTTTCATGGCGGACGCGCCGAATTTCTTCATACCGTATTTTAGAATGCTTTTGGCTATTCCCTCACCTGCCGCCGATATCGGGTTTATGGCGAATTCCAGCATGAACGGGATACTGGCTCCTGTGGTTTGTCCAGCCTTGTATCCTCTTCCCAAATCGGAGGAATAATAGGCGTTGACCGCCATGTTGGTGACAGCGGCGTCAAGCAACTTCTCTTCAGAAGGTGAGAGCTTTTCTCCTTTATCCGCTTTCTCCACCACATTTTTCAGACGGATGCCGCCTATCATGTCGGATATGCCTAAAGTCCATTGTTTGGGATCAAATGCGGTATCGGCGAAACCACGCGCTAGACCGCTAAAAAAGTTTGTTTTTCCTTTCTTCCCGGCTTCCTCTATAATATTGTTCGATTCATCAATAAGGTCTTTCGCCCCTTCCAGATAAGTCCTTTCTCCTCGGTACTGTGCTAATGTAGGATCTTCCCTTGTATTCATTCTGGCATTCACCATCGCATTACCGGAATCGTTTCTTAGTATTTTCTTTTGTTTGGTAATCTTTTCCTCTATGTCATCAAGGTCTTTGTTTACTTCATTGGTCAGGGTGCTAAGATGGGAGCCTACGCTCTTTTTGACAAATCCGGCAAGATCACGCTTCATGTCTGTACCGTAACGTGAAGTTATCTCTTTATTGTATACGTCCTGATATGATTCCAATTCCTTGCTAATGACCTCTCCGTAGGTCTTCTGAAACGCTTCGTTTGCTTTTTGGTTAAGTTCGTTCCCTTTATATTGTTGTGACAGCTTCCTGTATTCGTCTGAGGCAAGAAACCGGTTGGCATATTTGTCTTGAATCTCCTTCTGTATTCCGGCCATTTCTTCCGAAAGCTGTCTTCCTCTTTCTGTCAGGGCAAACCTGTCACGATAGTTGTTATATACATCATTCATGGACGATATGGAACGCGGGGTATATTCCTTGTCCAAGCGGCTTTCTTCTTCAACCGTAAATAGTTTGTCCAATTTTCCTTTGTCCATATCTACTTTCAATCTTTCTCCCAAATTTATCGGAGAAAATTGATATCTAGCTGAAACCTCCGCCTTGTCTGACTCCATTTGCGATGTGGAGGGGGGGATAAACTGAAAGTTGTCTTTTGAATGCACTTGTTCACGTAAGCCGGGACGTGTGCTGGGATTATAGTTTCTCATATCAAAAATCCTGTCCGCTTCCTCCTGTGTTCCGACACCACCTGAATATGTTCTTGAAACAGGGTCATATCCGTTGCCTGTTTGAAAGTAATCAGACTTTGGAGTTTGAGGGGTGTTGTTAGGTTGCTGTATTTGTACAGAGGAATCAACTGGTTGCATGAATTGATTAAAGTCCTCATATGAGTCAGAGTATCCGGTCTTATCCTTTAATACGTCATATACTTTCTTTCTGGCTTCCTCATTTTCATCCATGAATTTGTTAAAATCCTCATATGAGTCAGAGTATCCGGTTTTATCCCTTAATACGTCATATACTTTCTTTCTGGCTGTATTATTATCTTGCATGATTCATGTTATTTTAGTGACCAACTATTATTCCCCTTCAATGACCATGATTTGTTTTCCGGTTTTGAAGAGGGATTGAACGCTTCTCCGCTTTCCACTTTTTGCTGTTTCCCATAAATGGAGAGAATATAATCTCTCATGCCTTTTATGGATTTGGGGCGTTTATCCGCTTCAAGGCCAAATGTTTTTTCCAAATCGTTATACATTAGTGCGACATCTTCATTTTTATTCAGGTTATAGGCTCTTGTACTGCCGGAAAAGCCTTTTTTCCCACTTATGCGATATGAAGGATATTTATTTTTTTTGCCATTTTGCTTTTGAGAATCATTATCTATTCTCATTAGACTGATTCCCTCTGTGGCTTTATTATGTCTTTCGATTTCCGCCTGTTTAGCGGCGTTTTCTTCCGCCTTACGTTTGGATTCTGCCGCTTTTGCAGCCTGCTCGGTTTCAAACTTATATGTGTTCCAGTTGTATTCCCGTTCTGCTGCTGCTTGTTGTGCCTTCCATCGGTCTTGACGGGCCTTCTCTACATCTATTCTCGCTTGCTCGGCCCTGTCACGTGCGATCGCTCCGATATAGTCCTGATAATTCTGACGTGACAGATTGTCCCTGTATTGGCGTATTCTGTCAATACGTGCTTGGCCTTCACGTCCGGCTCCTGAAAGATTCATTGACGGATTGCCTCTTCGTGTCCTTACCACATTCACCAGATTGGCTAGAACACTTCCTACAGCATTGATGCTCTCGGCGGCACGTAAACGTCTTTCGGCGTTAATCCTGTCCTCCTCGCTTTGTAACGGGTCCCTTCCTCTCAAGGCTTCTGCAAGTTCGGTGTAAGATAATCCCTCTTGTCCTTTTTGCTTGCGATAAGAAGCCACTCCTGACAGGTATGCGGCCGGTGACAGCTGGGGATGAGCCGCATAGGCTTCTTGTGCGCTCATTTCCTGCCACGGCTTTTCTGTACCAGGAAGCTGGACGGGAAGCTTGTCCGCATTTTCCCGTTCTTGAATGGTATTGACTGTAGACACACTCGTCGCAGGTTTTTGAACAGCCACCGTGGGACGTAACGGCAACTGTTCCCGTGCGTTTTCCTCAGCTTGTCTCGCCACAGACTCATCATGGATCTGCCGCTCTTCCTCCGGATTGACAATGCCGGCAGCTTCTTTTCTTTTTTGATAATTGGTATATCTGTCCGTAACTGCCATACCTGCTATTCCTTTTTAGTGATTTGACTGGCTACAGCACCGCCTATGGGGCCACCGAAAACAGTGGCCGCAGCCGTTATACCTGTATTGAGAAGACCTCCTAATGCCGATGATTCCTGTTTGGCCTGTTGTTGTTTCACATTATTGATAGCCTCCGTATATGATCGGTTTGCATCCAGATAATTTTTCATGGCCTGATCTTTTTTGGCAGTGGCGGTTGAGGCTATTCCGGCCGTAATATTTTCAAGTGACTGGTTGGCTCCCTGCTTCTGCAAGGCAACGCTCTCATCTGTAGCACCTGTTACAGCGGCGCTTCCTGCTGTCCGTTTGTTGTTTGCCATCAGCAGTTCTCTGGCTTGACGCAGAGCCGCCTGATTCGCACTGTCCTGAAGAGGATCAGCGTAAGCCTGTTCCTGATAATAGTTCATTTCAAGATCCTTCGCCTTTTGAAGATCTTTGATTGATTCCTTATAGGCTTTATTGCCGCCTAGAACCCTGGATAAAAGTCCCATAAATCGTAAATTGCACTTTATTATTTAATATCAAAAGTAATCAGTTACATTTGTATCATGTTGATATAATGCAAGACGGAAGTATATTGTATAAGGAAGGGGACAAGGTGGCTCTTGATGGAACCTCATGGAAAGGCACGGTTGTCAAAGTTGAGTCGGACGATAATATATGCGTGGAACTTGACAATGGGATTACCATGTTTGCCCGTCCGGAATTATTGCATCTTTGCACTAAGGAAAACACAAAGCCTCTTCATGATGAAAATGGTAAATTTACAATAGGACATCCAAAGGTGGGGGGAGTTAAAAAAGGATATAGGACTGTCCGTCATTATCGAAACAAGCTTATGGAACAACTGGCTCCGTTTATTGAGAGTATGGGGGAGATAATAGAGGCTATTGATGATCCTAGTGATAAAGTGCTTGCTGTTTCCCGAATTATCAAATATGCCATGCCGTCTCTTTCGTCCGTAGACTTTAAAGAAAACGCAAAACGAGATCTCTCAGCGGAGCAGAAGATAGCCCAGCTCAATGCAAGGTACAGAAACTTGCCTGATCCGACTGTCGATGAAGAAGGAGAGGAAGGGCATGAAGACTGACAATATTGGTGTATATTTTGGAATTTGGATAACCATTGTATTACAGTTGTCATATTAATTTGTGTTATGTAATAATCGTAATACATTTAATATATGGCAGAAATAATCAATTTTAGACCGACTCCGGATGTGGCGCAGATGATAGAGAGTCAGAAAGCAAAAGGCGTCAATATCAGTCGTTGGATTAATAATCTTCTTATAGGTGCGGATAAACAGGCCGACAGCTTGAATTTGCAGATTTATACAATACCTGAAGACGGGATAAACCTGTATGACAGTACAAAGTTAGCTATTGATCAGATGATATCACTTCATTCAATTCCATTCAGCCGGTTGAGCATATCCAGGTACAGGGAGGCCAATGATATTATAAAACAAGCAGGCATGGATTATTATCGCTTTAAAATAGACGAAGATAACTATATCTCGATAATAGCGGTGAACAGAGAAGAGGCTTCTGTGGAATTTTCCCGATATTATATGAAATCTGAAAATAAGGAATATGTCCGAACATCCGTACCATTACCTGTTTACAGGTTTGATGTCAAGAACAAGGTGGTAATCATTATAGCAAGCGAATAATGGAAATATGTAAGACAGATACAGTACGATTGCTCAGACTGTTAAAAGAAGCGGCCTTAATAATTGAAGACAATTGTAGAGGCATACGTTCGCTAGATAAGGCCAGACAGTTGCGACAGATGGCAAAGAAAATTCAACGGAAAAAATAATTCAGAACCCGTCCAAACTGAATCTGGACTTGGATTTGGATAATGCGTTTAACCATCTGTTTAGAAAGGAGAAATTATGAAATCATTAAAAGAAATACTAAGGAGTTTAGAAGGTCTGTCCGATATCGAATTGTTCGTAATAGACCTTTTTTGTGGTGCCGGCGGTTTGTCCGAAGGTGTGGAAGAAGCACGATTGGATGGAAATAGATGTGGAAAGGTTGTTTGCTGTGTGAACCATGACAAGAATGCCATCCTTTCACATGATGCCAATATCCCTGATGCACTTCACTTTATTGAGGATATCCGTACACTGGAACTTTCCCCGATAAGCACTATTGTAGAACGTATCCGTCAGCTATACCCTGATGCCATGATAATGCTTCATGCCTCTTTGGAGTGTACTAACTTCTCGAAAGCCAAAGGCGGTCAGCCGAGAGATGCCGACAGCCGAACGTTGGCAGAACATCTCTTCCGTTATATTGATGTTATAGACCCTGACTACATTCAGATTGAAAATGTAGAAGAGTTTATGTCATGGGGAGATATGGATGAGAATGGGAAACCTATCAGCATGGACAAAGGCCGGCTTTATCAAAAGTGGGTGCGCAATGTCAAGAAGTACGGTTACAACTTTGAGCACCGCATCTTAAATGCTGCCGACTTCGGTGCCTACACCACAAGAAAACGCTTCTTCGGCATCTTTGCTAAAAAGAACTTGCCGATAGTATTCCCAGAACCGACCCACTGTAAAGGTGGTAGGCAAGATATGTTCTCGCGGCTGGAGAAGTGGAAGCCGGTAAAAGATGTGCTTGATTTCTCTGATGAAGGAACTACCATCTTCAGGGAAAAGCCTCTTGCAGAGAAAACGCTTGAACGTATCTATGCTGGACTTATCAAGTTTGTAGCCGGAGGAAAGGATGCTTTCCTTTCCCGTTACAATACGGTTCGCCCTCAAGACACATGCAAATCAGTTGATGAACCATGCGGAGTGTTGACTACTGAAAACCGCTTTGCAAAGGTACAGGTAAGTTTCCTCTCCAAACAGTTCAGCGGACATCCCGAAAGCAAGAATGTGTCTGTAGAAGAACCGGCAGGTGCAATCACCTGCAAAGACCACCATGTTTTTGTTTCTGCTTATTATGGAAATGGACATAATCATTCGGTAGACCTTCCAGCTCCAACGGTCACAACGAAGGACAGGATGGCTTTAATTGAAAGCCGATTTATGTGTTCTTATAACTTTAAGGATACAGGAAAGGATATTAATCAGCCTTGTCCTACACTTCTGACTAAAGACAGACTTTCCCTTGTATCTCCATTTTTTATGAATCAATATTCTGGAGGTGGTCAGGTGTCTGATATAAACTCACCATGCCCCGCTGTTACCACAACACCGAAACAAAACTTGGTAACATGCCAGCCGTGGATAATGAATACTGCATTCTCAAATGTAGGTAGCAGTATAGAGGAACCCTCCCAGACCATTACCGCAAACAGGAAATGGCACTATCTGATGAATCCACAGTTCAACAGTGCTGGCGGCTCTGTTGATAGCCCCTGCTTCACATTAATAGCCCGCATGGATAAGATGCCGCCTTATCTGGTAGCAACAGAAAGCGGTCAGGTAGCGATTGAAATCTACAACAATGATAGTCCTATGACCGTGAAGATAAAGGAGTTCATGGCACTGTATGGCATAGTGGATATTAAAATGCGGATGCTTCGCATTCCGGAACTCAAAAAGATTATGGGATTCCCTGAAGATTATGTTTTAATAGGCACACAAGCTGACCAAAAGAAATTTATCGGAAATGCGGTGGAGGTTACACAAGCGAGAAAAAATACTGAAGCACTTTGCAAAGTATTGAGAAAGTTGAGATTGAAGAAATCAAAAGAAATAGCTTAATGGAAAATGGAAAACTTATATTAGATGCCTGTTGCGGCAGTAGGATGTTTTGGTTTGACAAACATAATCCTCTTGCCTTATTCGTTGATAAGAGATCAGAGATAGTAACAGCCAAGGATAGAGATAAGATCAGAACCATAGAGATAAAACCGGATATAATAGCAGATTTCACCCACTTGCCGTTTGAGGACAATTCTTTCTACATGGTGGTATTTGACCCACCTCATCTAAAAACACTTGGTGAAACCTCATGGATGGCTAAAAAATACGGGAAACTTCCGAAAAACTGGCAGTCACTAATACACGATGGATTTACTGAGTGTATGCGCGTCTTGAAGCCTTACGGTACTCTTGTATTCAAATGGAATGAGAGTGAGATAAAAGCTACGGAAGTTTTGTCTGTTATCCCGTTCAAACCTCTTTTCGGACATACTACCGGAAGACAGAGTAAGACAATATGGATGTGCTTTATGAAACTGCCAATTAACTAATAACTAAACCGAAATGAATACAACTTTTGAAAGATCGGCTAATAGTACCGATGAATGGTACACACCGAAAGAAATTATAGACGCATTAGGTGAATTTGATTTAGACCCATGTGCCCCAGTATCCCCCCTATATAAAACAGCAAGTGTCATGTACAACAAAAATGACGATGGATTAAAACAGGAATGGAAAGGTCGTGTTTGGTTGAACCCACCTTATTCCCGTCCTCTTATAGAATGTTTCGTTAAACGGATGGCAGAACATGGAAACGGCATTGCCTTACTTTTCAATCGCTGCGATTCAAAGATGTTTCAGGATATCATCTTCAAAAAGGCAACAGCGATGAAGTTTTTGCGTAACCGAATTAGATTCTTCCGTCCAGACGGAACTCGTGGGGATTCTCCCGGCTGTGGCAGTATTCTCATCGCTTTTGGCGAAAACAACGCGGAAATATTAAAAAACTGTGATATAGCAGGTAAGTATGTTAGGATCAATTATAATGACAAAAAAGATGAATAAGGAAGAATTTTTAAGCAAAAGATACGCCATTGATTTAAAGCTAAAAGAATTGAATGGAGAAAAGGAACAGCTGGAAAAGGAATACATTGAATCCAACTAAGGATTCCCTGTTGGAAGTAAGGTCTGTATAACGGTCATGGCTCATGAAAGATATATTTTTTGGAACAATGAAAGGATATTGGTTCCCGAAGCGAAGAAGTTAGCCTATATTGCAGATTATGATATTGATGATAACGGAGAGGTTGTCCCCTCTTTAAGACAGTTGGATTACAATGGGGGCATGTCAGCAATACCTTTATTTGTTAATTTAAAGAAGGATATAATTGAATTAGTGTAAATCGAAGATAGAAATGAACAAGAAAGAGCAGCAAGCAATAGACTTCCTTCGCAGTATGGAACGTGATGATCTGCTATCACTCGGATTCTCCGGAGGTAAGGATAGTGTAGTTATACTTGACCTTGCTGAACGTGCAGGCATTAAGTATAATGCGATCTACGCTAACACCACAGTAGATCCACCGGGCACGATTAGCTTTATAAAGAGACACTATCCGCAAGTGAGGATAATACACCCTGAAAAGTCATTCTTTCAGTTAGTTGAAGAAAAAGGACTTCCTTCACGGCTCCGACGATTCTGTTGTGAAAGACTGAAAGAAAGATATGGTATCGGCAAACGTAGTATTGAAGGAATGAGAGCTGCCGAAAGTAGAAATCGAAAAGATTATGAGCCGGAGCAGTGTGATACAAGAAAATGGATGAAAGGCGCAAAGCATATTCTTCCTATCCTCACATGGACAGAAGAAGATGTTTGGAGCTATATTCGAAAATACGGATTACCATATTCAAAGTATTATGACGCTCCATATAATTTGAGCCGTCACGGTTGTGTCGGCTGTCCTCTCTGCAATTACAAGCAGATGCAATTAGAGTTTAAGATGTTTCCCGGTTATGCTCAAAGAATGATAATAGCCGTTGAAAGATATATGAACACTCACCCTAATGGGTTTCTTGCTCGCAACTTTGCAGACGGTTACGAAGCTTTCTATTACTATATAAACGAAATACCTATTGCGGATTTTCATGAGCAAAAGAAAGGGTTATTCAGATTTAGCGCAAGGGAAATTATTCGAAGAGAAATTTTAAATCAATTAACGTAATACGATATAGAAAGGAACTAATATGAAAAGTCAATTTATTCAAGACGTAGAGGCATTTGCTAAAGAAATGGCAGTACGCCTACCTAAGACTCATGAAGGTGGAATTATAATAATGGCTACCGATAACAATGACATAGCGAAGTGTATTATAGCCAGACCATCGCATCTAAAAGAATTAGTTGAGCACATGCTAACTGATGAAAAAATACAAAGCGATATTTTGGAAATCATATCAGAATACGATAGTGAATAACCCTCAAAACAGGAACAGAAATGAAAAAGACTTTTAAACAATGGGCTAAACAGGATAAAGATTTGGATGTTTTTTGTGCCCAGGTGATTATATTGACGAAAGGTTATACAACTACATAGCGGATATCATACCTCCTGCATATTGCTCAAGAGACCTTATGCAAAGATGCGATGCCATTAAAAATGAAGGCGATGTATTATATTACATCACAGTGTACAGAACCGATGATAATCAGTACTTATATCTCGGTGTTTTACCAGAATTTAAACAGATTAGAAAATAGTAATTATTGCATGGACATAATGATTCTATTCTGAGACAACCTATGAGTATCTGTTGAAACACATACAAAACATTTTTTTGTGTCGTTAGTACTCAAGTGCCCCACAGAATGATTATCTTTAAATAATATCCCTTCCCTGTTAGTATAAGCAGATAGAATCCTAATGGATATACTATTGATATCTAAGTCTTTAAAATCTGGTAATCGATAAGATATCGTTATGCTTTTTTGCCCTTTTTCAAAAAGGGTAAATGGAGTTATCCCATCACAAATGGATGCATGGTTTTCCTTACTATAATGTCCCAGACTATTTGTATCTAATAAAATAGATGCATTGGTGATAGTAGCAGTTTGATTTCCTATGTTTGTATAAAGAAGACAAACTTTTAATTCGTTATTTTCAATTAGAGCACCAGATATAGTTAAAGCAATCCCTTCCGTTTTCTTAAAATATTGTCTATAGCAATTATAGACAGTAACCGATACAGCGATGATAGATAAAAATAAAGATACAATATCCATAATTACGAGTTTTTGCAAACTTACTAATAAAAACTAACATTCTAATAATAAAATGCAAAAAAATAAGTGGAATAAAGAAGAAAGGAGAATAACCATGACCGAAGAACTTGTAACATTGGAAACAGCAAAGATGCTGAAAGAGAAAGGGTTTAATTGGAAGTGTGAACACACAATAAGTTGCGATAATATTATTAGAAGATACGACATTCCGCAAAGTATGTCATGTTGTACGGAAATAGATAACGAACCAGTTGAATTTTTGTGTCCAGTGTTGTATGTTGCCCAAAAGTGGCTTCGTGAAACTAAGAACCTGCATATCGAAATATCCTATATGTATGGAAATTATTGGATATATGATATACTAACAATTCCTAACCATGATTTAGTAGGATTGTCTGACAGACCTATTATCCATTATAATACCTACGAAGAAGCACTTGAAGCAGGATTACAGGAAGCATTAATGTTGATATGAAAATGAGTCCTGTTATATCTTGATAAGTTGAAAAATAACGAGGATATTTCTTGTTTGGTTAAATAACTGTAATTAAAGAGGGGGAAGGCGTTCATATTGTCTTTTTCCTCTTTAATTTTGTCGTGAATTAAAATATTAATCGCAATGCGATAGCCAATGACAATCTAGGGTTTGTCAAAGGGTTTGTCGGCGTTTTTTTTGACATGCGTGATAATTGCTTGTAAATCAGTTATAAAAAGTGATTGTACTTGTAGCCCTTCTAAGGCGTGGGTCTTGCGTTCGAATCGCAACGGAATCACATAAAAAAAGCTGTATCTTCTGAGGGTACAGCTTTTTTTA